ACAAATTTGACGCAGTTACAAGATTACCAATTAATCAATGTTTAACATATCTAACATTTGAAAAAGAAAAGAATAAAATAGAAGCTGATTTAATTAAAAGACAAAATAGATGACGTCACATTATTACGAAATAACACAAGCAATTAAGAACCAATTAAAGGAAGATTTATTTGTAAACACAGTTACTATTGGAGATATATTTAAAGTTGATTTAAACAAGCTTACAATCTTTCCTTTGAGTCATATTATAATTAATTCAGCAACGTATTTAGGTTCAACTTGGAATTACAATGTATCTATATTATGTATGGATATTGTAGATGAAAGTAAATCATTAACAACAGATATATTTTTAGGTAATGACAATGAGCAAGATGTTTTAAATACTCAACTAATGGTAGTTAATAGATTCTTGGAAGTATTAAGAATGGGTAAATTCGGTGATGATTATGAATTGATAGGTACACCATCTTGTGAATTCTTTACTGAAAGATTTGAAAATAAAATGGCAGGAGTTACAGTTACTTTTGATATGGTAATTCAAAACCAAATGAGCAAATGTTAGAAGTTCAAAAGACTTTAATTAAATTTAGGGATTATGTTATTCAACAATCAAGAAGTAATTTAACTAAAGGTGGAAAGAATAGTTCTAAAGAATTATATAATTCTATTAAAGGTGAAATTGTAAGTGATAATGGATTTAACATAGTTGGCTTTTCTATGGTTGATTATGGTATTTATCAGGATAAAGGAGTTTCTGGTAAGATTAAAAAATACAATACACCATATAGTTATAAAAATAAAATGCCTCCTGCAAAAGCATTTGACAAATGGATAGTAAGAAAAGGAATAGCACCAAGAAATGAAAAAGGAGAATTTCAATCAAGAAAAGGTTTACAATATGCAATAGCAAGAAGCATATTTTTAAATGGAATTAAACCTTCTTTATTTTTCACTAAACCATTTGAAGCAGGTTATAAAAAATATATAGATGTAGATTTATTAAAAGCATTTGGACAAGATGTTGAAACAATGGTAGATTATAATTTAAAAGATATAAAATGAACATAGTAAAAATTTATAAAGGAGAAAATATAGAACCAACTTTTGTAATAGAATCACAAAATTTAATTAATTCAAGTCAATACGTAATTTTATGGGATTGCAAAGAGGAAATATATTTAGATGAAGAATTGATTGATACAATATACCATACAATATGAAAGTAGTAAAAGTAAGAAGTCCATTTATAATTGAAGTAAATGAAACTTTACAAATAGGAAGTAAAATAGAGTTATCTATATGGAATGGAAGTTCTTATCCTACATCAGGAACAGGGTTTTATTCTTTATCAAAATCAATACCAAGTGCAATACAAACAAGCAATACTTATAATATTTCAAATTATGTTAAAGAGTTTATAGATAATATAAAGCCAACAAAAGTAAGTGGAATATTAACTACTTATGAAGATAATAATGAATGGGTAAAATTTCAAGTTAAAAGATATAAATTAGTTGGAACTACTTATACAGAAGTTGGAACTGCAACTGAATACGTAGGTGTAAATGGATTTAATAATTATAGTGATGGTGCTAATAGTATAATAGATAATTATAGTAGTGGTATTTTATCTAATGGATTAATAAAGAAAAATATATTAAAAACATCATCAACATCAAAAGGATATGTTAATTATATAGTTGATATACCATCAGGTGGTAAAGTAGAAGTAACATATTTTAATTTAGCTCAAACTTTAAGTGTTACAGAAAATATTACAGGATTAACAGGTATTTATAATTTAAAAATATTATTAACTCAATATCCAAATAATGTAAATTTTGCAGATGGTTGTGCAGTAGGAATATCATTAAAAAATAGTTCAAATGTTTTATTACAATATTCAGGATTTGATGTTTTATCTGTTGAAGAATGTAAATATACACCTGTTGAATGTACATTTATAAATAGATATGGTGGTTGGGAATTTTTAACATTCTTTAAACAACAAACTAATACAGTTTCAGTAAAAGGAACAGATTATAAATTAACACAAAGTGCTATAAATTATAATACTGCTATAGGTCAATTTAAAACTTTTAACACAAACGGAAAACAAACTGTTAAATTAAACACTGGTTTTGTTGATGAGAATTATTCTGAATTGATAACTGATTTATTACTATCTGAAACTGTTTTATTAGATGGTAAACCCGTAACAGTTAAAACACAAGGAAGCGATTTAAAGACAAGTTTAAAAGATAGATTGATAAACTACGAAATGGATTTTGAATACGCTTATAACCTTATAAATGATGTAATATAATGTTAGCAGTAGCCATATACATAGAAGATGTTGATACATTAGAATATAACCGAGTTGATTTGTTTGATGATGAAAAGATTTCTGTAACAAGTTCTATTCAAAACATTAACGATATTAGTAAAACATTTACTGATTTTAGTCAAACATTTACAGTTCCTGCATCAAAGCAAAATAATAAGATTTTTAAACATTGGTATGAAAACTCAAATGATGTCGCATTCAGTACATTAACTAAATCAAATGCTTATATTGAAATTGATACCATTCCTTTTCGTAAAGGTAAAATACAACTTGAAAGTGCAAATATAGTTGATAGTCAGCCACAAAATTATTCGATTACTTTTATCGGAATATTAGGTAACTTAAAAGATATCTTTGCTGGGTTATATTTGAAAGATTTGTCCAGTACTGAATATGATTATGTATATACTCCAAATTCAGTTTATGATAGAGTTGCCTCATCTGGAAGGAGCGAAATTATAATGTACCCTTTAATTTCATCATCAAGAATTTGGAATTATCAAAATGCAACTGACCCTACAAATAATATAAATAATATAAATTATCCAATAAGATACAATGAGTTATTTCCAGCTATAAAATTAGAAGCAGTTTTGGATATGATTCAAACTCAATTTAATATTAATTTTTATGGCACAGATACTGAACAAAGCACTTTTCTATTAGACCAAAAATTTTCAAATGCTTATTTATGGTTAAAAAATGCAGATGTTTTTACTCCAGCAGTTATAGAAGAAAATATTTCTTATCAAACTATTAGTACAGTTACGTATGATGGATGTTGTGGACAAAACTTTTTTAATGACCCTCCATATAATTTTGATACTCATACAATTTCGACAAATAGTTTAACATTTAATAATGACCCAAATTATAAAAGAAAAATATCATTTTCAGTATTTCCTTCAACTGCTGGAATAAACTATACAATTTATGTTTATATTAATAATTTATTATATACATCAAAAACATTTACTTCTATTGTAGGAAATCAATTTTTATATATTAATCAAACTTGTGGAGAAAGTGCTAATCAAAATATTGTATTTAAAATAAAAACTACTTCAAATTTAAATATCACAAGTAGTATAGGGTTGTCAAGTGAATTTTATAAAACAGATGTAGGCACTTATAGTTATGCTTTTCAAAATATTACAAAATATATTCCTCAAACAATACAACCTACTTCTGTAATTTCTGTAAAAACATATATGCCAGAAATTAAAATAGAAGATTTTTTTAGTGGATTATTAAAAATGTTTAATTTAACTTGTTATTCAAATGATGGTATAAATTATACAATAAATACACTTGATAATTATTATTCAGAAGGTAATACTATTGATATTACAAAATATGTTTCTTCAGATGATTTAAATTTAAACAGAGTTAAAACATATAATAAAATAAATTTTGAATATAATAAAAGTGATTCGCTTATAAATGTAGCTTTTAATTCAACAAATGGAGTTGAATATGGAACTTTATTATTAGATACAGATAGTGATGGTTCAGATTATTCAATAAAATTACCTTTTGAAGATTTAAATTTCAATAATTTAAAAGATAAATTACAAGTAGGTTATTCTTTAAAAACAGATTATAAGGCATATATTCCAAAGCCGATAATTTTGTATGATTATAATATAACAGATGGCACAGTTTTAAGTGGAACAAATTTTTATTTTTCTACTGTTTTAACTGGTGGAAGTAGTACGTCATCAATTACTACATACAAACCATTTGGTCAAGAAACACTTGCTCACAATACAACGTATGGATTAAATTTTCCTACTCAACAAAGCACACTAACAAATGAAATAATTGAAAATGGATTATATCAAGAATACTACCAAAACTATTTAAATAATATTTTTAATTATAAATCAAGACTAATAAAAATAGATACTATACTTCCAACAAGTATTTTAACTTCTATTAAGTTAAATAATAGACTTATTATAAGAGATAAAAAATATATAATAAATACAATGAATACTGACTTAACAACTGGCGAAGTAAAATTTGAATTGTTAACAGATTTTAGACCAAATCCAATACCATTAGCTGATGGATTAGTAAATATTGATGGTGTAATTTGGACAAACAAAAATTTAAATGTGACTACATATAGAAATGGAGATGCAATTCCACAAGTAACAGATGATACTACTTGGGAAAATTTAACAACTGGCGCTTGGTGTCATTATGATAATGACCCAGCAAATGATGCTATTTATGGAAAGTTATATAATTGGTATGCAGTTAATGATTCAAGAGGATTAGCTCCAGTTGGATATCATATACCTACAAGTAATGAATACAACTATTTAGCTGATTCAATAGGTGGTTTTTTAGTAGCTGGAGCAAAATTAAAAACTACTGGAACTATTGAACAAGGCACTGGTCTTTGGATTAGTCCAAATATAGCAAGTAATGTTACTAAATTTAATGCAGTACCATCTGGTTATCGTTGGGATAAAAGTTTTTATTCAGAGCCAGATTCATTTCAGCAAAAAGGTGAAATTGCATATTTTTGGACAACAACAGATTATTTTAGTGGACAAGCATATGCTCGTTATTTGAGTAATAGTTCAAAAGTTTTTTTCACAACACAAAGACGAAAAATGTGGGGAATTTCAGTAAGATTAATAAAAGATTAAAAAAATGATAAAGCACATTTTAGATTTATTAGCATTAGATGAATTTTACGGACAAAGTGAACTTATTGAAATAGCTAAAGGAAAGTACCAAAGACCAACAACATTAAAACAAGGATTTAACCAAATCAAAAGAGAAATAAAATGGCTGAAAAGAAAACAATAGAGTTAGAGGTTAAAGATAATTTACAACCTACAATTCAAAATTTACGTGAATTAAAAAAACAATTAAAAGAAACTGCTGCAGGAAGCAAAGACTTTGATAAAATATCAGCACAAATTAGGGATATGGATGATGCCATATCTGATGCTAAAGCTACTAATGATGATTTTTTAGGACAATTAGAAAACGCTTCTGGTCCTTTAGGGATGTTAGGAAAAAGTATTAGAGGTGCTGAAAGAACATTTAGTTCATTTAATGGTGCTTTAAAAGCATCTGTAATAGGTTTAATTGTTTCTTTAGTTGGTGGATTAGTTGCTGCATTTCAAGACAATGAAGTAGCTATGAAAAAATTGCAACCATTATTAGATGGAATGCAAAAAGTATTTCAAGGTATATTTAGAGCAGTAGAGCCATTATTTAATACGTTAGTTGATTTAGCAATTAGTGCTTTACCTACTGTATCAAAAGCATTTGGAGTAGTTTATAGTTCTGTAACTGCAGTATTCCAATCTTTAGGAATGTTAGGTGGTGCAATTAAAAAACTTATTTCTGGTGATTTTAGTGGTGCTTGGAAAGATGCAAAAAGTTCTGTTAATGATTTTAGTAAAAATTATGATGCTTCTATAAAAAGGTTTAATGAAGGCAGTAAAGAAATGTCTAAAACTGAAAAAGAAGAAGCAGAAAAAAGAGCAGAAAATAGAAGAAAAGCACAAGAGAAAAGAGAAGCAGACCAAGAAAAAGCTAAACAAACTGCAATAGAAAAAGCTAAAGCAGAAGCTGATGCATTAAGAAAAATAGAAGAAGATAGAATTGCAGCAGAAATGGCTTCCGCACAGGAAGTAATGGATAAAGAAAAAGCATTAAGAGAATCTAAAGAAACTCCTGCACAAAAAGAAGAAAGAGAATATCAAGAATGGTTAATTAAATATCAAGCCAATAATTTAAATACTGAATTATTAGATAAAGCACATAAAGATTTTTTACAAAAACAAGATGATGATTATGCAGTTTATGAATATGAACAAGCGGCTAAAGAAGTTGATGATGCAAAAGCAAATGCCGATGCTAAAATTGCAATAGCTCAAAAAGAAAAAGAAGGAAAATTACAAGCTGCAGAAGCTGCTGCAAATACATTATCTGCATTATCTGAATTATTAGGAAAAGAAACTGCTGCTGGAAAAGCTGCTGCCGTAGCAAGTGCAACTATCAACACTTTTAGTTCAGCTCAAAAGGCTTATGATGCTACAGTAGGAATACCTTATGTAGGTCCTATATTAGCGCCTATTAATGCAGGTATAGCTATTGCTGCAGGTATTAAAAATGTTAAATCTATTTTAGCGGTAAAAACTCCAGGAGGTGGAGGTGGTTCTGCTCCAAGTATGAGTGGAGGTGGAGGTGCTGCATCTACTCCTGCTGCTCCTTCATTTAATGTAGTAGGTGCAAGTTCTACAAATCAATTAGCACAAACAATAGCACAACAAGGACAACAACCTATAAAGGCTTATGTAGTAGCTAATGATGTTACAACACAGCAAAGTTTAGAACGCAATATAATTTCAAGTGCTTCAATAGGATAAACAAAAGTTATTTAATTTTATTTTTAATTAAAATAAATTTATGGCTTTAGTATATAGACATATAAAACCTTGCGGTGAAGTTTTTTATATAGGAATAGGTGTTTCAAAAAAAAGAGCATATTCTAAATTCGGAAGAAATAAACATTGGAGTAACATAGTTAATAAATATGGATATGAAGTTCAAATTTTAACTAATAATATTGATTATGAATTTGCTAAAGAAGTAGAAAGAAATTTAATTTCTTATTACGGAAGGAAAGATTTAAAATTTGGTAATTTAGTTAATATGACTGATGGTGGAGAAGGCTTTGCTAATATGAATGAAGATGAAAAATTAAAAAGGAAAATTAGATTAACTTATTATAATAAAAATACTAAAGATTATTCTTTTACACAAAATGAAGATTACAAATCAAATATGCGTAATTCTTGTTTAGGTAAAAACAATAAAAAAATAATAGATATAGAAACTGAAATGATATTTGAATCATTGCGAAAAGCATCTGAATTTAATAAAATAAGTTATTCTATGTTAAGTCAAATGTTGAATAATAAAAAAATTAATAAAACCAATTTACAATGGGTAAAAAATTAGAAACAATAGAATTGTTTATTGACGAAAGTCAAGATAAAGATGGTATAGATGCTTTAAGTTTAGTAAAGTTTCCTGCAATAGAAGAAAACTGGGTTGCATTAAATAACCATAGAATTGAATTTAAATCAGTTGATGATGAGAAAAGAATTATTATAGGATTAGCTTTAGTTCCAGATAAATTGATTTACAGAAAAAATGGTGATTATGAATATAATATTAAATTTTCAAAAGAAACTGTAAACAAAGCAGCAAGATTATATTTAAAAAAACTAAATAATAACAATGCTACTTTAGAACACAAAACAGAAGTTGAAGGAGTTTCAGTTGTTGAATCTTGGACGGTTGACAATCCTAAAATCGATAAAACTGCATTGTATGATTTAAATGCAGTAGAAGGTGCTTGGGCAGTTATTATGAGTATTGATAATGATAAAGTTTGGGAAGAAATTAAAAACGGAACTTATTTAGGAATAAGTGTCGAAGGATATTTTTCTGATAAATTAGAAATGAGTCTACAATTTGCAAAAGAACAAGAATTAATAGATAAAATAAAATCAATAATAACTAATGCTGAAATTAATAAATAAAATTATGGGAAATAAAACAAGTTCGCCAAAAGGTGGTAATAGAGGTTGCTTATGTAAAGATGGTAAATATTCTCAAAAGTGTTGTAATGGAGAATTACAAGAACAAGGAATTGGTTCTACTTTTAATCAACAAACAAGTACAGTTACAAACACAAATACTGCAAGAGTTATAACAAGTGTAAGTTCGTAATTTATAACAAAAATAAATAATAATAATTAATATAAAAAAAATAATAATATGACAACTGAAAAATTAGTAAACATCGCATTGTTTGGAAAAACACAATTATCAAGTAGAAAAATTGAATTAGCTGATTTAGCTTCTTTTCAAAAAGCAGTAGCTTCAGCAGAAACAGCTTTAGATAAAGTTGTTCCTTCAAGAACAAAAGCAAAAGATGCTTTAACAGGTTATAAAAATGATTCATTAGTTTCATTAAGAGCATATGACGCTGTGTTAAGTCAATATGCTGAACTTCAAAAATTAGCAAAACAAATAGGTTTAGAATTGCCTCCAAACGCAAAAGCTGATTTTGATAGAGCTACTTTTCAATCAAGTGTAGCAAAAAAGAGATTTAATTCTGTAGATAAATTAATTGCTGGATTAGCTGATTAATAATTTTTAAATAAGTAAATATGAATGTAATTAATGAAATCAAAACTCTTTTGGGTATGGAAGTAAAACTTGCTCAAATGAAACTTAAAGACGGAGTTACTGTTATAGAAGCAGATGCTTTTGAAATGGATAACAATGTTTTTATAGTAAATGGTGAGGATAGAATTCCTGTACCTGTTGGAGAATACGAACTTGAAGATGGAATGATTTTAGTTGTAGCAGTTGAAGGTGTTATTGCTGAAATTAAAGAAGCCATTGTAGAAGAAGAAGCTCCAGAAGCTGAAGCTGAAGTTGAAGCACAAGCTGAAACAGCAGCAACTCCTAAAAGAATTGTAGAATCAGTTTCTAAAGAAATGTTCTTTTCTGAAATTGAAAAACTACGTACTGAAATTGCTGAATTAAAATTAGCAAAAGAAGTAAAAGAAGAATTAAGTTCTGATGTTGTTGTTGAACCATTAACACATTCACCAGAAGTTAAATCTGAATTAAGAATAAATAAAATATCAACTAATCGCCAAATGACTACACAAGATATAGTTATGGCAAAACTTTTTAATTAAAAAATAATAAATTATGGCTACTACAACAAGTATTACTACTACTTATGCAGGAGAATTTGCAGGAAAATATATCTCTGCTGCATTATTATCAGGTTCAACTATCGCCAATGGTGGTATTGAAGTTAAACCAAACATCGCTTTTAAAGAAGTAATTAAAAGAATCGCTACAGATGCTATCGTAAAAAATGCAACTTGTGACTTTGATGCTACATCTACAGTTACATTGACTGAAAGAATTATTACTCCAGAAGAATTTCAAGTAAATTTACAACTTTGTAAAAAAGATTTCCGTTCTGATTGGGAAGCTATTCAAATGGGATATTCTGCATTTGACACTTTGCCTCCATCATTTGCTGATTTCTTATTGTCTCACGTTGTAGCTAAAGTTGCTGAAAAAACAGAACAAAACATTTGGAAAGGTGTTACTGCTAACGCTGGAGAATTTGACGGATTCTTAACTCTTACTGCTGCTGATGCTACTGTTATTGA